CGCGAGGGTGATGCCCTCGATCAGCTTGTCGAAGCTCAGCGGTCCGTTGACAGGGTAGGTCTGGGCCTTCCACTGGGGATACTGCGAGCCGTTGATGCCGAACATGATGCCGGTGTTCTCACAGATCGGCTCAGCGCCAATCATGCTGTTACCCACAGACGAATACACGTGAACGGTGGCACCAGTGGCCATCGCAGCGTTGTTTACTTCGGCCTGGAGGCCTTGCACCGTGATCCTGCACTTCGAGATATCGACTGCAATCACTTTGCAGGGAGTCGTCACGGTGAACGGGACGAACCCGCCGACTGCTACGAACTCGAGCAAGATGTTCTGCGCATCCTGCCAGAAACCGGGGATAAAGCTGGCGCGAGTGATCGTGAAGACGCGGATACCGTCTGCCGCAGCAGCAGAACCGACAGCCTGCACGACGCCGATATTAGAGAGCGGGGCCGCGGCGCTATTCGCACCGGGACCATACCAAAGAGCCATCTCGCGATGGAGCTCCATACCTTGCGTCAGATTCAGAATCTTGATCGCAACGCCTTGGTCGTACGCTTTCGCGCTCTCGCCCTTGGCCGCGCTGAGACGGCTCATTTCGCCGTAAGAGAGCGATGCCTTCATCGCGATCTCTGCGCCCTGCAGCTGGGCGTCTTCGTAGATGCCGTCTACCGGTGTAGACAGAGTGAACGCATCATGAGAGACTGAATACTTAGCGCCCTGCTCGAGACCGAGGCGGACGGGGAAGTAGTAATCTCGACCAGTTCGTTCCTTAGGTGGAACAAACTCAATATCTTTTGCAAAGGAGCCCTCAGGAGCAACGGGATTCGACATCCCGCCGTAAACTTCCTTTAGAAGGGCACCCGTCGAAGCGGATGGCATATGTTAGAAAACCTCAAACTATGAGTGACTGTGGAAACAATGGTTTCGCACTTCACCGAGTCTGAGGTTGTCCACTTATGTGTTAGAGCCTTGTCCTCTCGGGGGCTCAGGTAGCAGCGGGCCTCTTGCGAACTGGTTAGTTAGTGCTTACTGAATTATAACATGCGTCAAACTTTACCAGACCGAATCTGGCGCTCGAACTCACGGCTCGAGAGCTGCCGCGAGCCTGGCCGACTCGGAGCGGACGGATTCGTCGCGCGAGGAGCCCCGCCATCGAGCCGCGGGCCGCCGAGCGTGGGTCGCTCGACCTGCACGTTGTACTTCTTGATATAGTCTTCGATCTGACCCTTAGTGTCGACGACTGCGCGGCGAACGTCAGCACGCGACAGTTTGCCGGTCTCTTCGTAGATTGCGGCGCAGTGCTCGCGGAACAAGTTCCAGGCAGTCGGCTTGTGATCGAGCCCCGCGAGCTCGAATTCCTTCACCGCGATAGACCGCAAGTTGTTAGAGATAGCTTCTTGCTTCTGCGCCTGAATGGCTTGCTGCCGCTGCGCTTCCGCCTGCTGGTGCTGACGCAGCAAGTCGGCATGCTCGGCCTTCATGACTTGCGCTTGGATCCACTCGTCTCCCGAGCCGGGCACGGCCTCGTTCAGCTTGTCGGCGGTCATGGCTTCTTGCAGAAGCATCTGCGCGACCTCTTGAATGGGCATGCCGAGTCGACGCATGCCATAGAGCAGCTGCTGTGGGTCCTGCTTCCAGTTAGACAGGTAATTGACTAGTTCGCTTTGATCAGCCTCGAAGGCGCGGCGCTGCTCGGCGAGCTCCTGGCTCTTCTGCGTGAACGTGCGGCGCATCATGGCGCCGGAGCGCAGCTCGTCGAGGGAGCCTTCGAACCCGTCGTCTCCAATGGCGAGGCGGAGCTTCGACATCAGGGCGTCGGGGATCTGTCCCTTTTCTATGGCCTCTAGGAGGTCCTTGGCGGGCACGCCGTGCACACCCTGTGCATACCGTTCGTGCCACGGTGCGTCGTCACTGAGAGGCGCTGGGGTGGCTTCCCCGAGCTCTTTCGTCTGGCCGAGCTGAGGCTCGACGTCGTTAGCTGGTTTCTGGCTAGTTAGAAACTCACCAGTTGGTTTGCTTCGAAGTTGACGGGCGAATTCTCGCGAGGAAAGCGAACCCGAGCTGGGTACCGATCCATGCGATGGGGTTGGTGATGGGGTTGAGCCCGTCGAGGGTGCCGAGGTAGGGGCGGCACCAGTCGATGCGGGCGCGGCAGATGGTTCTGACACGTTATCCTGTTTCGATTGTTGGTGTTATGCGGCTGCTGCCGCGTTAGGAGGTGGCTGTGCCGGCTTCGCCGGCTGCGGAAGAGAGCCACCCATTGAATCGTCTGTGTTGTCTGCGCCGGGTCCCATGACCTTCTGCGCCTGGCCCTGCGTCTTGTCTGAGGGCTGTGAGCCGTTCGAGCCGTTCTTGCCGCCTGGGGGCGGCGGTGCGCCAGCTCCCCCCGGTTGCTGCGGCGGCGGGTTGCCGAGGATGCCAGCGAGATACGGGTCGCCGTTGCGCGCGATGTCGACGTGCTCGAGCATATGCGCGAGCGTGGCCTCCATGATCCTGGGGTCTTTCTCGGCGGCGGGAGACGTCAGCACTTCGAGGTGCCCGAACATGTGACTCGTGACGTTGTCGCTCATGAGCACCTTGACGCTCGGAACCGTCTGCTTGGGCGGCGCTGGCGTGCCGTCTGGGCCGGGTTTGCCCGGCGCCATCACGATAGGCGGCGCCTTGAGCAGCTTCTCGTTCTCGCGGCGGATGCGCAGCTCAGCGCTGCGAGTCGGCTGGTAGCTAGGCTTGAACTGGCCGCTGACCACGAGCTCGATGATCTGCTGCGGGTCTTTGATCGGCATGCCTGGCCACTGGCGCAGAAGCTCTGCGAGCTGCATCTTGCCGGCAGACGTCTTGAGTGCGGCGTTCGCAGTCTTGATGCGTACGCGCTGAATGCCGGTCCAATCCTTCTCGGTGAATTCCTCGAGGTATGCGCGCTCGTCGATACCGACGATGGCCACGAGCTGCGGGTGCTTCGCGTGGTATTTCAGAAAGCTGATGGCGCCATTGGCCACGGCTTCGCGGTGCAGGTCGAGATTCAGGGCCTCGTCCGACTGGGCCTCGACAGCGATCTGACTGTAGAGAGCCGCGTGCGCGCCCGAGGTGATATTCGTCGAGGTGTCGCCGCGCGCGATAGCGTTCAGGCCGCTGATCGACTGCATCGACGACTTGAGCAGATCGAGCACTTTGAAGGTATATTCGGGCAAATGCGGGAACTGAATAGGCTTCGGCGGCTCAGTGTTAGGCGGAATGAAGATGACCTTCTGTCCGTTGGCCAAAGAGTCGAGATCCATGTCGGAGCCTTCGACGAGAGCTAGGGGCGGGCGACCGAAAGCCTCGATGTTCGTGGCCATGTCGGAAAGCACCTGGTTGCTCATCTGCTGTGCAGGTAGCAGGTTCCACAGAGCCGAGATCCCGAAGCTCGTGCCATGCAGCTCGCTCGTGCAAAGCGGGTAGACAGGGATTGTGTCGATGGGCAGCGGGCCATCATCGACCATGACGTCATTCACGAAGATTGCGCGTCTGCCCTCGGGCATCGCCGCTGTGATCGCGTGATAAAAGATGCGGTAGCCGCACGTACCCTCGGGTTCCTTCGCCAAGGGGTCGGCGCCGGGGAACTGGTACTCGTAAACGTTGGCGACGTAGTCAGATTCGTCGATTTGCGTCGCGAAAAGCGGGTAGCGCGCGATCATCTCGACCTTGGTGCGCTTCGCGCCGATGACCATGCGCCACATCGGGTCGTCGAGCTCGGATCGGTACGGCTCGCAGACGACCTCCCACGGGAAACACCGCGCAAGCTTCAAAACGCCGCGTTTGCCGCGCCTTTTGACCGGAATTGGGCCGCGATCCGAGGGAATTTCCTCTTCGAACTGGATCGTCTGGCCGCCGTCAGCGTCCCACTCGAGATGCGTGTACGCTTTGCCGTAGAGACCTTCTATCTTGACGACTTCTTTCTCTTTGCGCTCGCCGTATACCTCTTCGAGATAGTATTTCACCATTGTGTCGCATGACTGCACCTGAGCCAGCGACTTGTAGTCAGTATTGAGAGCCTGCGCCTCGAATGCAGGCCGGTTCTTGGTCTGCATGTTGAAGATCTGGTCGGCAAACGACCGATAGTCATTCAACGAGAAGTCTATGAGCTCGCTGTCTTCGCCGCAGAACGAAATCGACTGCGTTGCCCAGCGGCTCGAGGCGCCCGAGGCCCCGTGCAGGCCGAAATAGTGGCTGAACGAGAATCGGTACATGTTGAACATGTTCCGCCGCTCGAGCGCCGAGTAGAACTCGACCTCTTTGTCGCTCAGCGTCGACCAGAGCTCGTCGGGGTCGCGTTCGTTTGCCCAATACTCATCGATGAGCTTGAGCGCATCCTCTTTTGTAGAGGTTTCTCGCTCTTCGACGTCGTTCTGGTTCGCTGGGTGCTTCTGCTCTACGTCAAACATAAGATCTCCGCCCGCGCGTCTGCACGCCCTTGGGCATAATGTCGTTGGCGGCCTTGGTTATGCGGTTCGGTGAACGCAGATCGCCCTTGTGAAGAAAGATATCCTCGAGCGGGACCTCGCGAGACAGCGTGATTCCGTGCGGCGGCATCGGTGACTGCTGACGGTTGATGTGCCGCCACGCGTATTTCAAGCAGTCGACCAAGTCACCGTGCCCGAGAGCCTCACTACGCTCGTAAGACGTTCGTGATTTGTTCCAGATGAGCTGCTCACACTGCTGGATCGTCTGCCGGCAGCGCGGATTTATCTCGATGCGCTGGTTTTGGAACGCGTTGCGCAGCTGGTTCAGAGCTGCCTCTGCGCCGTCTTTGTCCGCTGCGCCGATACGGATGTCATGCTGAACCTTTAGGTCCAAGATCATGCGCGCGTCGTTGTCGGAGAAGCGGTAGATCGGGTTCTTCTTGAACATCTTGTCTGACCAGAAGGTCAGATCTTTGAAGGCTTCGGCCTCGGTTTGGCGGATCGCCCGCGCCACGAGGTTCGTGGGGGCGCCGCGCTGAGCCCAGTCGTGCGTAACGACCATCTTGGCGCGCGCAAAGTCGTAATACGCACAGATTACAGCGCACAAGTCGCGCGTACCTGGGTCGACGATCGTGTAGCCGAGCGCATAGGGCGGCGGAGTCTGCTCGATGACGTGCAGGCCGATGTTGAACTCGGGCAAAACAGTCAGTGACTCGCTGCGTACATCTTCGCAGAGACACTCGCGCCGGCACTCCTCAGACTCGATGCCGCCGAGAGCTCGGATCTGCTCGTCTCGCTCGGCTTTGGTGATGCGCGGGTTGTCGAAGATCGTGTACTTCGAATAGGCGTCTCGCTTGATGGCGTCGGGAACGAACTCTGTCTTATAGGGGTGCCCCGGGTCTTTGGCCGGGGTCGAGTTCATCATCAACGTCGCGCTCAAATGCCCCTGAAACTGAGGCATGATGATGCTCTGCACGACGTACTTGAGCTTATCGACGTAGCAGGCCTCACTGATCGTGACGCCGTTGCTCCAGCGACCACGCAGACCGTCCGGGTTCGAGTCGAGACCGATGAGGCGCAGCACAGAGCCGTTGGCGAAGTAGAAGCCCGACTCGACGCCTTGGAACGACTGGCGGTAATACGGCTGTATCGACGGGGGGCAGTCTTCGCAGATCTGCTCCATGAGCGGCATGACAATCGACGCAATGTCCTTTTGCAGCGCCGTCGCATATGTTAGGATCTGCTTCGGAGTGCGCAGAGCGTCTTCGATGCGGATCAGCAGGCCAAGAAAGTCTTTACCAAAGCGTCTCGCGCAATTGGCGACGTATACACGCGGCCATAGACAGTCGCTATGCACGACGTCGCCGCGCACGCGAGCCTCATACGTCGCTTGCTCCCATGCACGGTATTTCTCGTATAGTTCGAGCTGACCGGGGTGGAGCTTGTAACGAAGTCTGCCTGCGCGCCAGAGTAGAGAAGAGTCACTCAGGCCGGTCTGTGTCATCCTCGTCGACGGGCGTCTTGCCTAGCAGCGCCCTCACATCCTCGCGTTGTCTTTCGTGCTTAGCGTTCATCAGGTTTTCTTGATCCAGATGGATCTTCTCGCCTGCGCGGTCAGACGTCTCATCATCGGGGTAGATCCCCATGTGCTGATTGGTCTTCTTGTAGTTCTCAACAGCCTCGTCATCCGACCATAGAGCTCCCTCAGGGCTGATAGTCGGGATGAGCGCGTGCTTGCCGTCAGCGTCGATGCCCATAGAACGGACGGTGGCTATCTCGCCATCAGGCATGCGATGCTCTGGTCGGTGTTCTAGATCGATGGTTGGAGCCTCGGTCGCACCATACTTTAGCACCTCGGGCTTACCGACCTTGACGTCTCCCTCGGGTTTGACGAAATAGCCTTTGAGCTTCTTGATGATATCTAGATAGTTGATGTCTGAATAGGGCGAGGCCATGGTTGCTATTTCATCAAGTCATCTTCGTCGTTGTCGCCAACGGCGCGTTTGGGCGCTGCGCGCGGATCGGAGTTGTTGTTCGCTGCTATGGTCCGGTTGCCGTTGGCCGCGGGCTCGCTCGAGAGCGGCTCGCCGACAGGGATGAGATCGGGGCGCCGCTTCTTCATGATCTTTGCGACGAGCGCCGCCTTCGCCTCGGGCGTCTCTTGCACGCCGTGCGTGCGTTCATAGTCGGCGATGTCTTGCATGATGGCGTCCATCTCGCCGATATCGAGGTCGCCGCCGCCTGGCCCCCGAGGCGTAGCTTCACCGCTAGGCGCCCTGCCCAAGAGCTTGCCGATGCCGGCCTTCGCGCCCTTGAGCACAGTGGGTAGAGCTTCGGG